ATTGCCATCATTGCAAGTTTCATAGAAACTGTATCAATGGAGCTTGGTGCACAAATCTGAAGGCTTATGTTGAGCATCAGTTGATAGAAAATTGTTCGTATTATGAGGAAAAAAACATTCATCGAGAACCATAAAACCTGCGCATGGGCCAAAGGAAACACTTGCAGGTTCTGGGGGTGCTCGCATCGAGAACTATACAAGGATATAGAGAGTGATCATGATTATGATTTTTTCATGGAGAACTCAAAGTGTACTAATTTCAAAAAGCCTAAAAAATGAGATATACTGATATGAAGTTTCGATACTGGTCAGACAGACAGATTAAGAGTAAATGGAACAATCGGGGGGGCAGATATAAGGATGCCCTGACATACCTTATACTGGAGCGGAGTATGACTTTCGATAGGAGGCTAAGATTTTTCGTTAACCAGGATATAGCCCAAATAATGCGCAGAATAGTATAGTATTTTCAGATTTACTGATTACAATCTATTTTTGCAGAAGAAATATTCGTGATATGATCAGACAAGATATTATTGACAGAATTATAAGTGATGTCAGCATTCTTGAAGTCGCAGAGAATGGTGGCGTCAGCTTCACCAAAAAAAGCAGGTCACGACATTGGGCTTGTTGTCCATTCCATAATGAGAGTGGGCCTTCTTTCTATGTCGATACAGCCACTAATACGTGGCGCTGCTTCGGATGCCATTCTGGTGGCAATGTCATCTCTCTTTACAGAAAATTAGAGAATGACCTGCCTTTCCCAATAGCATGCCGAAACTTGGCCAAGAAATACCTCAACGAGGATATTGAGGACGATTGGAAACCAAGCAATGAGGAGTTGGAGAAACAGAAGGAGCAGGATGCCATGCGCATAGTCCTCAATTATGCTCAGTCATATTTTGTTGACTGCATACACGAGAACACTCCAGGAGCTGTTAAGGCAAGGGAGGCCGTTAAGAAACGTTGGGGTGAGGATGCCATCGAGACGTTTGGCATAGGATATGCGCCAAGAGAAGGCTTCATGACCTGGGCCAAGAACAAAGCTCTTGACTTTGATTTATTGGAGCAGGTCGGTCTTATTGGCGAGGGTGAGCGTGGCAAATATTCCATGTTGCGCGATCGCTACACCATACCGATATATGACAAGATGAGCCGGATCATCGGCTTCACCGCTCGCACCATGAGCGACAACAAGGACATCTGCAAATATCTTAATCTCAAAAACAGCATTGTCTATCACAAGGACACTTCCGTTTTTGGTATTAACCTCGCACAGAAGCAGGCGAGAATTCAAGATAAGTTCTACCTCGTTGAGGGTGGTCCTGACGTCATCAAACTGCAGTCTATTGGCATCCTAAATACTGTTGCATCGCTTGGAGGTGCCTGGACACCCAATCAGCTGAAGCAGTTGTTCAAGTTAGCACATAAGGTCATATTCATTCCAGATGCTGATACTCTGAAGGAAGGAAATAAATATCCTGCAGGTACAGTCAATGTCTTTCAAAACGGTAGAGCTGCTCTCGAGGCAGGATTCACGGTCAATGTGCGTGAAATACCTGTTGACTACCCTGCGCCCAAAAAAGAAGATCCGGATTCATGGATTAAAGACAAAGGGCATTTTGAGCAGATGAAAGATGAAGAGTTCATCTTCTGGTATTGTACTCGTAAGTATTGGCCAACACCTGAGGATATAGAGAACTACACTACCGAAGATCGTATGTCAGCTATAGCTGATATATGCTCGCTCCTCATGCTTGTCAGAGACGAAGATACACAGAGCAGCTATCTTGAAGCTCTCTGCCGAAAGTATAATCATAACCGGGAGTGGAAGAATACACTCAAGCGTGCCAAGACTGCAGCTGTGGCCGAGAAGCAGGAGAAGGAGCGCAAGGGTGACATGAGCATGCTGCGTGAATTCGGATTCACCGAGCATGACAATTGCTATTTTGGAACGAACAAGGAGGGTGATGAAGTGCAGTGGAGCAACTTCAAACTGAAGCCACTCTTCCACATACGTGATGACTTCAATCCTGTCAGACTCTTTGAAATTAACAACAACAATTCAGAGACACAGCCACGTCTCATAGAGTTGAATATGGAAGAGATCACGTCAAGCAGCTCACTTCGTAAGCGCCTGTTCGGTATGGGTGATTATATATGGATGGCCAAGGATGAGCAGCTCATCAAGTTATTAGGCTATCTCGGGCGAGTTACAGAGACTGCAGATCCTATCAAGCAGCTTGGGTGGCAGCGAGAGGGCTTCTATGCGTTCTGCAATGGAGCCATTGAGCAAGGGTCATGGGTTCCCATCGACGATATGGGAATATTAAGACTCGCTGCAGGCAAGTTCTACCTTCCGGCCATGAGCAAGCTCAACATCGACAGCCGGGAGTTATATGTCAATGAGAAGAAGTTCCGGCACGAGAAAATGACAGATTCACCTACTACGCAGAGAGAGTTCTTTTCCAAGGTTGTACAGGTGTTCGGAGACAATGCCAAGGTAGGCTTGTGCTTCTACATAGCTACACTTTTCAGAGATATTGTCATTCAGAAGTCAAGAAGTTTTCCTCTTCTTAATGCCTTTGGCCCGAAAGGTTGTGGAAAAACAGAATTTGCTGCGACGCTGATGAATTTCTTCTATAAATATGAGACGAAGTACGAGCCACTTTCTATCACCAATGCATCCATGCCAGCCCTGTCTGATTATGTGGGTAGTGTCAATGATGCACTGGTGCATATCGATGAATATCAGAATGCCATCGACAACCGCAAGGTGCAGTGGCTCAAAGACCTTTGGAATGGTATTGGCCGCACCAAGATGAATATGGAGAAAGACAAGAAACTGGTGCAGGCTAAAGTTGACTCAGGCATCATCCTTACTGGTCAGGAAATGCCTACTGCAGATATTGCGCTCTTCACTCGAATTATCTATCTTACATTCGATAAGGGTGAGCACACAAGAGAGGAGAAAATGAATTTCGCAGAGCTGGAGCGCTATCGTCAGATAGGAGCGACACATATCACACTTCAGCTTCTGAAGCATAGAGAACAATTCCAAGCTGCTTTCGGTCTTGCATGGAAAAAAGCATCTGAAGATCTTGAGAATGCGTTGGAGAATGATAACATTCTCGACCGCATCATGACCAACTGGACTGTGCTGATGGCAAGCTATATTGCCATCAGAGACTACATAGAGTTCCCTTTTACTTATGATGACCTGCTGTCAGTTGTCGTCGCAGACATCAAACGGCAGAACTCAATGTGTAATTCTACCGATGAGGTGGCTGGGTTCTGGAATATCATCAATGCTGCAGTCCAGATGGGAGAGCTGCGCAAGGACCAGGACTTCAAAATCAAATTGGTCGGTAACCTGTCAACCAATAAGACAAGGCTTGACAACTGGTCACAGCCGAAGAACGTCCTCATGATACGCAAGGACATAACCATGGCCATTTACCGAAAGTTGGGCCGTTCCATGGACGTGAACCTACTGCCGAAAGAGTCGCTGCTGCATTATCTACAGATTGGGCCAGAGTTCTATGGCACGGCCAAGAACGCAGAGCGGTTTAAGAAGTTTGGCCCGAATGGCCTCCCGGAAACGGTTGAGAAAAAAGATGAGAATGGTGTAATGGTTGGCCGACAGACACTATGGTATAAAGACAGGCCACTCTGTTTCGATTATGAGATGATATCTATGCGATATGGTATAGACTTCGAGACAGAGGCTGGTGATGAGGAAAAAGAGAAGACCACAAAAGACCCTTACCTCATGACTGATGACGAGTTGAAAGAGGCTGGATTGCCCATTATAGGTTTTTAATTATTGTTTAGATCATATCCTTAGCCCTGGGGAAGAAGGTATTCTTCCTCGGGGCTTTTTGTGTTCTTATGACAACATTTTCTTGCATACATACGAACCCCTTTTTCGTTGTGGCATTTGTGGCAATTGTGGCATCGTTGATTTTCAGCGGTTTAGAGGGCTGTGGCATTGTGGCATTTATGTGGCATTTTGTGGCAACGTATTGGGCAGTCCAAAGGGAGTTGTGGCATTGTGGCATTTTATTTATATAATGTGGCATTTATATAAATAAGATAATATCTGATAATCAGATACTTATAAAAAATGCCACAAATGCCACAACTGAAACGGGCATTTTTAGGTGTCCCAAATATTTTATGATGTTTTTTCCTAAAAACTTAGGAAAAATCAGGGACTTTTTGATAAAAAATACCGAAAGTGCGGTGTTTTCTCGATTTTATTTCATAAATTTGCAAGGATTATTTAATATATATTTCATGAGCAAATTCGTTATCTACCTCGAAGTCGAGCCGTACATGAAACAATGGCTTACCAATTCCTTTGGCGACCCTGTGGTTTTCCCTGCCTCAAGCAATGAGAATGCTGTCATACGCAGACTGACCACAAAGCGCCCTTGCAATAATATGCCCGAACAACCTACAGAGAAATCCGTGGCCATTTGCATTCCTGCCTCCAAATACAAGAGTCCGGAGACATACAATTATTTGACCAGCTTCAGCAAGCAGGCATTGCTGGAGAGCCTTGATGACCTGTTCCGCATCAACATGTGGAGCGACCTCGGAGACCTCAGCGATATTAACTGCAAGAAGATGTCCGCCTTCCGTGCATGGTGCCAAAACAAAGGCATAGACATAGACTATGCAGAGACCATTCGAATGAAATGGTATCGTATGCGAAAGGCATACCAGAAACAAGGGGTCAACCTCTTTAATAATAAAAGATGCCGTAATAACATAAATTAACGTCATAAAGTCATCTACTATATACCCTGTTTTTGAACAGCTGCGAACAACTGCGAACAGTTGCGAACAAACATGAAAAATTTAACATTATGAGATATCTTAATCACATCACTAAAATTCAGAGGATTCTGACGTCCAAGTTGCCGTTTGAGTCGCTTCTTGGTCATAAGACATTTGCGCTTCCGACAAACCTGGGGTGGGAGAGTGTTACGTTCCAGCGCCCAGCTAAGTTGGAAATTACCAACAAATATGACGATAAAGTGAGGATATATACGCATAAACTTATATATCGCACATGTGAGGAGGACATCAATACTGCAGACAAATATGCATATCTGCTTGAAGATTTGGATGGTCGAAGATACCTCATCGGTTCTTCAACAAGACCTTATCCGACAATTAATGTCTCTGAAGTGCATCCTGATTCTTATTCGTCAAGCACACTCAACGAAGTCACAGTTCAGTGGCAGGCATACCGCAAGGCACCGCGAATAGAGTGATTCTACGTATTTTATTTAGGCAATTGCCATGCTTATCTTTGCATCAAAAAAGATTAGCGCATGAAATACGGTATGATGATTTGCGGTACCATAGGTGCAGGATATGATTGGTGGACTGGAACCTACGGAACACGCTCAAAGGATGTCAAGAATTACCTTGACGCACATTCCGATGAGGAGGTAAATATTGCTGTCTCTTCACCGGGTGGATTCGTTGATGAAGGTCTTACCATCTATCAACTTATCAAGGATCATGGCAATGTCAACATCCATGTGTTGGGCATGACTGCATCCATCGCAACTGTAATCTGCATGGGTGCAAAGCACGTCACCATGAGTGTGGGCAGCACGATGCTTATTCATAATGCATCGACAGGTGTTGCAGTGTGGGAGACTGCCAACAAGGAGAAACTCGATGACCTTATATCTCAATTCAAGAAGCAGCGCGATGATCTTGACACCATTGACAAGGTCATTGCATCTGTCTATGCTCAGAAATCTGGTAAGACTTCTGAGGAGATCCTGCAACAGATGAACAAAGAGAGCTGGATGACACCAGAACAGGCTTTGAACTTTGGATTGATTGACGAGATTAGAGACCTCGATGAGGAAGACAACAAGAGACAGACCAATCTTGCAAGAAGATTCACCAATGCATTATGTAAGGATCTTGGCCTTCCACCCATCAACAAGTGCGAGGAGAAACCATCAAAGAACTTCATGACACAAGTAATCGAAGGTGTCAAGGAGTTTTTCAATAACTCTAAATTAAATGAAATGAAGAAGAAATTCCTCAACCTTCAGAACATCCTTGAACGCAAGGATGATTTCGAAGTGACCGATGAGAAGATTACACTCACCGATGCAGAGATGCAGAAAATCGAGGATGCCATTGCCGACAAAGAGAAAAAACTGACCGATACGGCAGCTGATCTCACTGCTGCTAACGACAAGATCAAAGATCTTGAAACCAAATTGGCGGCAAAAGACAAGGACATCAAAGCAAAGGATCAGGAAATATCCGACCTCAAGAAGGCTCCAGGAGCCAAGACAGAGGAGCATCTGGATGAGGGTGTGCAGGATATTGATGCTGATCAGTTGTACCAAGCTATGAAACAGATTAACTAATGGCAGTTACTGAAGGAAGCACAATTCAGATTACTCCTGATTCACTCAACACAAGCTATGCCAAGTATCGCAAGGACTTGATACAGATGCCAACGCGAGCTTTGGACGAGGTTGCCAAATACATGAGCCGTCGACTCGGTGTTCGTGGCAAGGAGACCGTTGTTGAGTTGAATGGAGACATGCAGATTGGTCCATACTCTCTTACTCGTGTAGATGAGAATGGCGTGACTCTCACCGGTCGTACACTGGAGACATATTTGGGTTCTGGCGTTAAGCCATTTGAGCCAAATGCGGTTCGTGAGTCAATCTATGGCTCAAACGTTTTCCAGGGCGATGCTCTCAAAAACCAGCCTATCACCAAGCTCGTTGGAGCTTACCTCTTTGCCAAGGTAGGTGAGAGTTTCTTCAATACGCTTTTCACAGCTAAGCGAAACCCTGGGGGTAAGAATACCGTAGATCTCTACGATGGATTCAAGACTATCGCGGATCAGGAGATTAAAAACAAGAGTGTCTCTACAGAGAAGGGCAACCTCTTCAAAACTGAGGCCATCACAAATGTCAATGCTGTTGATGCTTTGGAGGCATTCTACGATGCTGCAGACCAGAAGCTCAAGAACACAAATACATTCATGTTCCTGAACAGCTCTGAGTTGATGCGCTATGATCGTGCATACCGCAGCGTCTATGGTAGTGTCAACTACAACAAAGATTTCGGTAAGTCGAAGCTCGACGGTTGCAACAACTGTACACTCATTGGCCTTGACAACATTCCTGTTGGCTTCAAGATCATCACTCCAGGCAGCAACATGCTCATTGGTCTGGCAACTGAAGGCACAAACTGTAAGTTCGAGTTCGAGAAGTCACTGACATCTCACTTCTTGATTGACTTCGTAGCTACCATGTACTTCGGTACCCAGTTCGAGTCTATCAGCAAGGAGCGCATCTTGTTCGGTTACGATGAGATTCCTACTCTGTAGGAGTCTCATCATACGATAATACATTATTATATATAATATGGCAGATCAGCAAAAAAAATCATGCACAGAGTCAGCTGACCTCTACGAGGATCTCCTGAAGTGTCCTGGAGCAAAGCGACTCCCTGGCACAGGTCGCAAGGTCTATCTTGCACCACGTCGATGGATCACTCAGCTGGCTAAACCGCAGCTTGAGAAGGCAGCATCCATGAAGGACTACCTTGTTATCAAGGAGTCTCACACGATGGCTGCTGACAAGAAGTTCATTGTTGCATACTTGGCAACGGACAAGTCCAACTTCTCATCAGAGGCACAGGGCGAGAATGGTTCTAAGACCATGCTCAACAAGCTCGCGCTCACATTCCCTGGCACAGAGGAGGAGCAGTCTGCGCTCGCATCAATGCTCCTCAACGAGGATGTCATTGCTCTGATTCCTCAGCGCAACGGCAAATGCCGTCAGTTCGGTGATGACAACTTCGAGTGTTCTGTCTCGCCTGCGCAGTCTTCAGGTTCGTCTGTCACAGACGAGACCAACACAACTGTTGAGTTGTCTGTGGGTTGCGAGACATTGCCACCATTCTATTTTGGTGACATTCCTACATCTGAAGGCACTTTCTCCGGTGAGACTGGTGAGCTGAAGACAGCGCAAGCAGGTGATGTGTAGAGTTCATTACCATATAGTTTTTTAACCATGTTCCTGGCGAGGCGATGCTGACGATGGCTCGCCTCGCTTTTTAAGTTTATAATTATGAATGATGTAAAATTCACACAGAAAATCAAGCAGTGGTTCGATAGCGAACATACTGACGATAATATCCGAGAGGGCGCCTTGATGCTCCTTCAGATCAATAACAACCGCCATCTCTATCAGCAGATTCTGCTGAGACCTCAGAAGATGCTTGACCATCTTGTCTATGAGCTGCAGAAGCATTATGGCTATCGCACAAAGGGCATGACTCTTGACGAAGTGCACAAGTTTGACGTTGAGGTGACACCTTTACTGCAGAAAGCGGTCGATTCCACCGCTGATGCTGACAAGCTCGCAGCTGAAGTCGCACCTCATCTGCCTTTTGTTGATGCAGAAAACACCGATTCCATCGATGCTTCTGCCATCATCGCCAAAGGCAAACGTGCAGATCATGACCAGCTTCCCGATGAAATCAAGGAAATCTGGGAGGCAAACTGCCAAAGATGGAAGCGCATCAAGGAACTCTTCGAAGCATGCAAGTCTTATCAGTTGTCTTGTGACCGCTTCGAGGGATTGAATGCAGCCAACGACGAGTTCCAGAAAATGCTCCTCACTCTCAAGACAGAATACTATGCCTACAAACAGGGTATGGAGGCGTATGACCATGCTGTTCCTGGCACAGAGGAGAATACTGCCGAGGCAAAGACTGAAACGGTAGTCTCTGCCAATGCCATCGGCAATGCGCGTTCTTACATCGCCAAGAACCTCGATAAGTTGATTCAGCTGAAGGCTGATGGCAAGGAGCAGCAGGCTGAGAAGCTGCAGGCCAACATCGAGAAGCGTGTGAACACCCTGCTCGATGCAAAGGCAGACATCAAGCCAGAGACTCTTGCCAAAATCAAGGATGCTGGCATCGTGATTCCCGAAGAGGAGGTGAAGCCGGATGAGAGCCAAGCAGATTCAGCAGTCGCTGAAACCGCTACTGCAGAGTAGTTCTCAGGTCTTTCTCGGCCAAGGGCTTCATACCCTCGGCTTGTTGGGCTGGATATTGGAGCAGACAGGTGCAGCGCAAGTCGCTGTCACCACCTTCTCCACATCTGACGCATTCCTGTGCGGAATGATCAACCTTCGCAAGCGTGGGATGATTCAGCACTCAACGTTAGTGGCTGACGTCAAGGCTTCAGCCAAGACTCTCAAACTGAGTCGGCTGATGACGGAGGCTTTTGATGAGGTGAAGCTGACGCTTAACCACTCCAAAATCATCCTCGTCGCTAACGACATGTGGTTAGTTACTGTGATTACATCTCAGAACCAGACTTATGGTGACCGTGCGGAATGCACATTCCTCACTACGGATAGAGATGTTTATCTCGATGTTCATAATATGCTTAATGATTTGTTAGATGATACGACTACAATACCCTTATCTCGAGGAGGACAAACTGCTCCTTCAGAGTGTTTATGACCTCGGCAAGGCGTTGACACCTGTCGAGCAGGTGCCTATCATGATTGATTTGTCTGATGACGAGTCGTCAGCTCTGAAGCTTGAGCTGCTGGAGCCTCGCTCACCTTATCGCAAGCAATACCTGCTTGGACTGGCAGAGACCGCCAATGAGTTGCGCACATCCAATATCGCTCTCGCAAAGGTCGGTTCTCCTGGTGCATACCATGCTGTCATGTCGGAACTCTCACAGATCATTGCCAATCTTGGTTGAATATGAGTCTACCAGTCAATGTCGATGACTACATGAAGTACATGCCTCTCAATGAGGATGAGCTTCAAGACCTGCATCTCTCTGCTGTTGTCAAGGCCAGGGTTGAGCGCCTGAGAGGCTGCTACGCCTTCTGGCTTCGCTATCCTCGCTACTCAGTGAGGGAAATGGTGGAGCAGGACAAAGCGATGTTCGGCATCAGCGAGAGTCAGGCATACGATGATATTCATCTCTGCCAGCTCATGCTCGGCAACCTCAATGCTGCATCCAAGGACTTCTGGCGGTGGAAGGTCAACCAGGAGATAGATGAGGATCGCAAGGCAGCCAAGGCTGCAGGTGACTTCCGGGCTCTCGCCTCGATGCAGAAAAACCGCATCAAGAACAACCGTACCGACTCACCTGATGAGCCTGATCTTGCTTTCGACAAGATTGTGCCTGTTGAGTTCATCATGACAGATGATCCTACAGTCATCGGTTTGCAGAAGATTCCAAATCTTCGTGCGAAAATCAAAAAAATGGAGAAGCGATATTCTATGCCTGACATAGAGGACGCTGATTTTGAGGAGTTGCCAAATGACGGGTCAGCCTAAAAAACTATTCTTCAATGATGTGCAGTCCAGAGTCTTGCAGCTCATGCCTCATGACCTGGTCTGCGAGTGGGGGCGAGGAACTGGTAAGGGTGTGGTCGAAGCTGGTCGCATACTCTATGCGGTCCAGCACATGCCAGGTTCCTGTCTGGCCATGGTGGCACCTTCTGTCAAAAGATGCCAGACCAACATCCTTCCTTCAGCACTTGTTCACCTCGAGGAGTGGGGCTACAAACGAGACGTGCACTACATCGTGGGCAAGAAACCATGGAAGGCTTTGCACTGGAAGGATCCGCACTTCCAGCCGATGAACTGGGAGAATACCGTCGCATTTTACAACGGAGCTTATCTCAATATCATCTCGCAGGACCGCAGTGGTACATCTAACTCTCTCTCACTTGACCACGTCTTTATAGACGAGGCAAAGTTCATTGATTGGGAGCAGCTCAACAATGAGACGCTCCCGGCCAACCGTGGTAACAAGCAACTTTTCGGTGACTGTTGCTTGCACCATGGTCTTACGATTACTTCAGATACCTCTGCAACCAAAAAAGGCTCCTGGTTCATGCAGTGGGAGAAAAAACAGGATAAGGAGCTGGTCGCGACGCTCGAGTCTGTCGTCGTGCAGCTCCATAGCATACGTAATAAGTTGGCAGCGCACCCAGAGCGTTACGACTATTATATGTCGCAGCTGCAGAAATACGAGAAGATTCTGCACTCTCTGCGTTCCTACTGCCTCGTTTATTCCAGATGCTCCAGCATCCAGAACCTGGCAGTCCTCGGGGAGGACTTCATCAGACAGATGAAGCGAGACCTCCCCAAGATGACCTTCCTGACAAGCATCATGTGTCAGCACGTGGGCATTGCACAGGATGGCTTCTATAGCGGTCTTGACGAGGATCTGAATTTCTATACCGCTCCCAACGTCACCTTTCTCGATGACCTGCAGTATTCCTTCAACCCGCATCATGACCAGCAGGACTGCCGCATGGATTCAGATATAGAGGACGGTTTACCGCTGATCATCGGCTCTGATGCCAACGCCAACATCAACTGTCTCGTTGTCGGGCAGGTGGGGTCTGACACGAAGCTGCGCATCGTCAACTCATTCTACGTGAAGTACGAGCGCAAACTTCCGGAACTGGCTCAGGACTTCTGTGATTACTATAGATATCTCAAGGATAAGCGAGTCATATTCTATTACGATGCCACTTTCGTAGGCAATGACTACGCTACGCACAACGAGAAATTCTACCAGATCATTGCCGGAGTCCTTCGTCGCAATGGATGGCTGGTGTCAGAGATCTATATCGGCAAGCCGATGAACCATCTCGAGAAGCAGCTGCTCATCAATCGCATGTTCAAGGGACATGCTCAGCACATGGTCCTGATTAACCAGGACAACAACGAGGACCTCATCATCTCTATTGAGAGTGCCGGAGTCTACAACAATGGCAAGGACAAGAGAGGTGAGAAGCTCATCGAGACTGATGAAGATCAGCTGCAGAACCGCACCGACTTCTCTGATGCTTTCGATACGGTGTGCATTGGGGCAGAGAAGTTCCCACAGACAGCCATCTATATGGGTGGGCTGTCATGCTATAGAGGTTGATTACTCATTTTTTATTGTTTATAGTTTTTAAGTTATTGGTTTTTAATTTATTTTTGATTGAAGGCTGTTGCTCGAGAGAGTAGCAGCCTTTTTTGTTTTCTTGCTGCAGAAGAGGTATTGACCGGACCATATCATTGTAACCGATGGAGCATACTACAGCTATCACGACAACGGCAAGTTGTAGATGGATAGGCAATTGCCACGTAAAAAACTCGTACATATTCCGCTATGGCGAGCCGTGGCAATTGCCAGCCAGCGTAGGGCGGTGTGGGGTAGCATTAAAGCTACGGGCACGCTTTTTTGCACCAACTTTTGATAAAACGTTGTTTTTCAGTTGGTTGGCAAAAATGACCGTGGAAAATTTGTGCAAAACAGCACAAATTTCCAATCGGAATGCTCCGATTGCCCCGCGAAAATGGCTACTTATGACAATTTCCAAGTAAATTGCCACAAGAAACGAGCCATTTTCGCGGAAACCCCTACATTGCATTTCGGGGTAAAAACGGTATTCTGATTTCTTGACATCATCCGAGAATGATGGGAAAAAGAGGAAAAACCGCGTCTGATGGGGCTGAAATGTTAAAGTTTAGTTAATATAGCAAAAAAGCTACCTAAATATTTGGTAGTTTGTATCTTTTTTGCTACCTTTGCAGTGTCAAAAAGACAAAGAGTTCATTGATTTTATGAAAACAAAAGATTTGATTATGAGACTGAGAGATGCGGGATGCGTCCTGTCTCGACATGGTGGAAATCACGACAAGTGGACTAATCCTAAAACGGGTGTGTCGCAGTTCGTACCAAGACATAGTGGAGAGGTTCCTACGGGACTTGCCAATAAAATCTTGAGAGACTTGGTTGGGGGTTAGCCCCAACCTTCCACCTTCAAATCCTTTTGTATTTTATGAGGGATGGACTCTTTTTTATAAGATAACTATAAATATATTATATTAATATGAAGGTACAGATTATAGTGGAACAGGCATCTGATGGCAAGTTTTGGTGCTATACAGAGCAGGGTATCGGAGATGTTGGTCTGAGTGCCATTGGTGACTCTGTGGCAGCAGCAAAAGCTGACTTGATGGAGTGCTACGAGGAAGCAAGGCTGGATGCTGAGGAGAACGGCAAGACGTTTCCTGAGGTGGAGTTTGAATATAAGTACGACCTTCAGTCGTTCTTCAATTACTTCTCGTTCCTCAATGTCTCGGACATCGCAAAGAGAGCGGGCATCAACCCATCGCTCATGCGGCAATATAGCAGCGGTGTCAAAAAAGCTGGGGAGAAGACATACCAGCGACTCAACGCTTGCATGAGCAATATTAAAGCGGATTTACAAGCAGCCGTCTTCTGATGGTTGTGTTTTCATAAAGTAATTAAATGAACTCTTAAGCCCCTGGTGCGAGATGCATCGGGGGCTTTTACTAATAACTGATGGATGTTCTGAATATTGATGATACCAAGGCTGGAGCAGTCTTTCTGCTTCGCCAATTGGTCAAAGGTGATAATACGAGTATAGAACTCAGAAATAGCATGATTCGCGCAGACGTGGATGATAGCTATTTCAAGTTTATCATTGAGGGACTTAGCGAGGGGTGCTACATCGAGGAGTCCTTCAGCATGTGGCGGATAACTCCCAAAGGGGTGCGATATCTGCAGGAATATGAGAGGCGACTGAATGTTGGCTCGGATTGGTCGATAGAGGGCAATTCTTCTGCTCAGGAAAAGAAAAGAGAGGAAGAAATGCAGGATAAGGCATTACAGAGGAGTAATGCCAAGTGGACTAAATATGGGTTCTTTATAACCCTAATATCCGCAATATTAGGCTTATTATACTTCCTTTGGGAGAACATATTGTGATGATTGCTATGGTGATGCCTTGGATACAGAGGCATTGCCATAGTCTTGTATTGCTTTTTTCAAGATGCTTGATGCGTCGTTCGATTCTTTCTTCCATACCTTATTATATTAATGAATTCACCTGCAAAATTAACCTTTTCCCACCAAAAACACAACTTTTTCCCAAAAATATTTGCCAGTTCCAAATATTCTCCTTATCTTTGCCAACGCTTACAAGATGATAGTAGTCTATCCGGCAGGGCGACCGTTTCGCCTATGGCTTCCAGCCGCAGGCTTTTTTTATGCCTCGGGAATTCATTTCCCTAACTGGAGAAAAATATTTTCCCAACTGGGGAAAAAGGAAAACTCTATATGGCGGCTGCATGAACCGTAGATTTGATTTGTCCTCTCGGATAAGCCATCATCTTGTAAGCAACGGGGAATGCAGCCGCCACCCTTTTGTACAATCGGCTGTTAATGCTTACAAGATGATGCAATATGCAGAATTCTATTTTTATCAATGATGCGATACAGGCCAAGCCTGCAGGCATCCCAGTGAACGAGGGGCTACGATCCCTCAAGTGTGCAACCAAGCGCGAGCTCAAGCGACTCAGCAAGACCAAGAGCGAGACCTTCAGCATCCTCTGCGATGAGGAGGTGACCTACGGCGAGGTGGTCAAGTCCATGCTCGGCATCGTAGCGCTCATGGCCATCGTGGCAGTCAGCGGATACTTTTTCGGAGGGGAGGTGATGTGATGAAATCGAACAGCTACAACAACCTTCCGATGGTTTCCGGTGACATGCTGGAGCAGTACCGCCAGTTCTATCCCGACGCCATCATGACGGAGATCACGAGTGCAGACGGTTTGGGTTTCGTCGACGAGGAAGTGTACGACGTGGTGATGAAGCTTTGCAAGACCACCCACACCATGGCACTTTTCATCGACGTGAGTGGCAACAAAATAACGGTCATCGGGTCTGCGGAGTTCCTGAAGAACACCGACAAGATGACGAAGAGAGGCTGCAAGGTCCGCTTCTGCGACCCACGCTTGCCGACCTATGAAGCCGAGGGTGTGGTGACGCGCGACGACGGCATACACTACGAAGGCGGTGCAGCCGTGTTCCACATCGAGAGCAAGCAACAGGGTCTCGTCGATACAGACATGACATACGTCCTGTTCTGGAGACCCATGGAGTAATAAGACATTCACAAACCATTTTAAACAAGAAAGACAATGAAAGACAATAATTCAAACAACATAGGGTTGCAGACCGACAACCCCATCACCGAGAAGTTTCATGAGCTTCTTGCTGCCAACACGAAAAAACTGAATGATCTTCGCTTAGAATACGCTCAGCGAATGGCCAAAGCACAGGATAAATACGATAAAGCCATGGCTGTGTGGCTCTCACTGGAACATTTTGAAAAAAGAGAGCTCGATAAAGCAAGAAAAGCGTATGAGGAAGCCAAAGAGAAGTTCGAGACTTATATTAGCGCTCTGCAAAATGACCGTCACAATTCAGGACGCATATACGCTGAAGCTAAGGCTTCAGCCAAGAACTACTGGGCCACTGAGAACGAGAAAATCCAGATCGAGCGCCACAACATCTTCGAGCGCTTTAGAGATTCGCGTGAGGTGTTTACGGATGATGAAGCAGTCAAAGGACTCCTGCACCCAGGTTGGACAAAAGAAGACAAGAAAGGAGGCGACGATGGCGATAAGGAAGCATAAGCAGCACACCGTTGATTCTCTCGACTCAAGACGCAGACGCATTCATCTGCGTCTTGTGGAGAGATACTGGGAGCTTGACCGTGATTTCGTTGACCTGTGGGGGCTCAAGGAGCGGGCTGTGATAGAGTTGAAGCTTTGCCGTCGCGACAGAGTGAGAGACACGCAGAGAGACATCGTGCAGCGCTTGGAGCGAGAGCTGGCCAGCATCTCACGCCAGCGAGACAAATATGGCCGGTGGGCATCATGCATCTATTACTGGATGATGATCTACGACCTTGCAGCAGAGAGAGTGGCGCTGCGTCATCAATGTGATGAGGCAGCAGAAGAGTTACAAACCATTAATTTCGTATAATTATGCCAAAGACAGATAATTCACAATCAAGAATAATGCTGGATGCTTATTTCAAATTCCGTTCATCACTCCCTGCCAAGGACGAGGATGGGCGACCATACAAGAAGTCTTTCAAGACGACAGAGGAGATAGCCGCAGACTTGGCCACCATGGTAGTCATCGACTTCTCCGACATTGTCACATATATGCGGCAGCATGAATATGTGGTCGCCACGCAGCCAGATGGCACGATAGCATGGGCTATCTGGGAAAAAATAGTGGATATTTGATGATTTTCTCATAATAATCGTTTTTTTTGATTTTTTTTTGCTACTTTTGTGGCAACTTAAAATTTTGAATGATGAGCGGAGAGTGGCGCGTGAGCGTCGCTCTCCGTATTTTTATGTCCATACCCTCCATATTATCTTTGCAAATAAAAAAGATAATATGACCATCAAATCAGCTCCGTCGGGCACATGTTTCCTTTATAACATACGTGACCTCGACATCCTCACAACTATGAGCCGTGTGCTCGTCACTATCAGAATAGGCGATTCCACCGTCTATGATGAGTTTCTCTATCCTGCCGATGGAGAGATACAGCTGTCTGACCTCGCAGACATCTATCGGCCTTATGCCAGGCAGCAGCTCATCGTTGACTCTGTCATCACCGTCACGGAGCAGAAAGTCTCTACAGGTGTAGAGACCGACGAGGTGACGCAGAGCGACAAGAAGACTGTCAATCTCCGTGTCCTCTATGCCACCGTGGACATTCCAGATATCGACTGCCAGGAGTTCACGGACACGCATTTCCTCACCCTGCTGCAGTCTGCCAAGACAACCTCACTGGGCAGACTGGAATATCTGCATTATCTCGGCACCGACACAGCCTCCGTCACGGCATACTTCACCGACGGCACCAAGCAGCTCTTCACAGCAGAGGTGGTGGGTGGCAATGCCAAATACACCACCATCGACGTCTCACCTTCCAAGTTCTCGGTCAGAGACAAGGTGCTGTCATACTTTGACGTCAAGGCCGGGGAGCGCCTTCAGACGTTCATCATCGACCAGGAACAGCCCGACTGCGCTCCGATACTCCTTTTCACCAACTCCTTCGGGTGCCAGGAACTCATTTACTGCACGGGCAAGCATGAGGTGGCTCCTGAATACACCCGTGACTCAGCCGTCATCGGAGGCAAGAACATCAACTACCGCATCACAGAGAAGCGCATCTTCAAGGCAGACACAGGGCCGCTGACAACAGCCATGGCCAACTGGGCTGACGAACTCTTCCGTTCCGATGAGGTCTATATCGTCAATATCTACGGTGGAGAGGCTGCCGTCGGCAAGCAGGTCACCATTTCCGACTCCAAGAGCGACAATGACAACCTGCTCGAGACCATTCCTCGCTTCACCTTCAGCTATGCTTACTCGCAGCGCCAGCACAATGTCCTGGACATGCACCGTGCAGGCCGCATATTCGACAACACATTTGACAACACATTCAACTGATGAAGAGAGCAGCTTTCCATATCAATGAGGTTCTGAAGATGATGGACAAGGCCAAGGACGACCATGCCACCATCAGGCTTCGGGCATGGACCACAGACGGCAGAACCGTCAATTATGACGGATGGCTCGTGTCGGGTGGCAGCTGGCGTGGAGGCTTCCACCGCCTCATGCATCCAGCCACAGGCGAGGTGCATACTCTGCCCGACGTTTTTATTTATGAATTTTTAGGTTTACCAGTATATCTATGAGCAAACAGAAATATTCCATGCAGCAGGTCGGAGTGCTTGGTGACAGTGAGCGATATATGCTTATGCCGACCACTGCGGTTGGAGGTTCTACCACCAACCAGGCTGCCATCGAGCAGCAGTATGGCACAGACACCCATTTTCTCGGATCAGGCGAGGTGGGTGATGCCGTCTATTCGCCTATCACCGTCAATGGGCGAGACTATGAGTATATCAACTATGGCGATGACAACAACATGCCTTATGAGCTGCAGCGACTGCTGCGCATGAATATGATTGCGCAGCGGGCCCAGGCATTCAACGTGCAATGCTGTTATGGCCAGGGAGTCCGTTTCGTTGACCGTGCGACAGGCAAGGACACCGATGATGCTGAGATCCGTGCCTTCTGTCTGCGCAACAGCGTGCATGAGATATTCATGGAGCAGGCCACAGACATGAAGTTCTTCTTCTGGAACGTCACCGTCATCATCCTCTCACGTGACCACTCCAGGATACTGCAGATGCGGCACAAGGATGTGTCATACTGCCGTTTCGAGCGCCCCAACGAGAAGACTGGTCTCATCAATCACATCTTCTATGGCGACTTCCGCAAGGCGATGTCACCCATCAAGGCAGAGGCCATCCCGCTGCTTGACATCAACGACCCGCTGGGCGACCTCTTGGCACGCATGGGCAAGGGACCAGACATCTATACAGGCGAGAAACATCCTGCACCGAAGCTCGGCCATGACTGCAAGTTCGCCATCGTGTCGCGCATTCCTACTCCTGGTTATCAGTATTATCCGATACCTTACTACGCCGCCATGTTCGACGATGCTTGGTACGACATCTATCGGCTCATCGGCATTGGCAAGCGCTACATGATCAAGAACACCTCTGCACCTCGCATTCAGATCGAGATACACAAGGACTACTGGATGAACCTCTGCAACGAGGAGGGCATCATCGAACCTCAGAAGCGCAAGCAGCGCATCGATGAGGAGAAGCAGTCCATCATCGACTTCGTGTGCGGCACGGAGAATGCAGGCAAGGCTCTCATCACAGGATATTACTTCGACCCGAACGGCAAGGAGCAGCGCATGGTGCGCATCATCAACCTCAATGAGAGTGGCAAGAAGGAGGGTGGCGACTGGGCTGACGACATGTCGGAGGCTTCCAATGCGCTCTGTTTCTCACTTGGCGTGCATCCCAACTTGGTGGGTGCTACACCGGGCAAGAGCCAGATGAACAACTCGGGTTCCGACAAGCGCGAGCTCTTCATCCTGAAGCAGTCGCTCGAGAAGCCTTGTCACGACATCATGGTCAAGCCATACCATGTCATCTTACATTACAACGGATGGAGCGAGCGTGGCATCACCGTCGACGTGCCTATGATAGAGCTGACAACACTCGATAAGAATAAGGACATGCAACAATCATCAGTTAAAAATAACGGCAATAACAATGAAGATTGAAATCAACAAACAGGATTTTGACGATGCCATCTTGGTGGCAACGTCATCCAATCCGGAGGTCTTCAATTTGGTGAGACCTCATTTCTCGACTACATATAACCGCATCAAGCGTTTTTGTCTCGGTGATATAGGTGCTGAATTTTTCGATGAAAACGAGGATTTTCAGCCATTACTCAAGAGATGGGTCTGTCTTGAGACATTTATTACGGTGGTCCGCCACCTTGATCTTGTGCTCACTCCTACAGGTTTCGGTGTCGTGAGCAATGGTGAGGTCTCTCCAGCTTCGACCGTGAGAGTGGAAAATCTCATCGAGCAGGTGAAGCAGGCCAAGTTGGCAGCTGAAGAAGAGGTTGTGTTCGTACTCGTTGAGAATACCGAGGGCTGGGGATTAACCATGCAGGCAAAGCTCTGCATCCCATGCCTTGTATGGGGGTACAATGACTACATGCAAGAAGCCTCACTCACCAAGCTCAACTCAGCAGACTGGGATACTGCCCGCCAGAACATGCGTCTTGCTGATGAGATCCTGCGTCGTCGCTTCTCTAACGAGCAGATGGACGCGCTGCTCGATAAGTATCGCAGAGGCGTGTCTTGGACAGAACCGGAGCAGAAAGCGGTCTGTCTGATTCGCAAATATCTCGTTGATTACAGCAATCAGAGCTGCTTCAAGCCAAATGACATGAAGCAGACGCTTGACAGGATTCAGATGGTTCTTGACGGAGATTCAGAGACATTCGCACTCTATCAGCAATCAGCAGAGTATGAAAGCAATCATTTCAAGCCTTATGAAAACAAAAAATCAGCACCTGCCTTCCTATTCAATGCATGACGGGCAGATCAATCTTAACATCACAGCGCCAAAGTCATGGCGTGAGTTGTCGCAGGATGAGCTTCGCTATACGCTTTTCCTGCTGACCAGATTTCAGGAGCCATTGACGGTAAAGACATACCTGTTCTGCCGACTGGCTGGCATTGAGATCATCATGCACACCCGCACAGGATGGAAGTGTTCCGTCCTGTGCCGGGTGGATGGCAAGTCAAGACCAAAGCGCAAAGTGATCTATCTTGAGACAGAGAAGGTCCTGTCTTTGCTCTCACAATTCGATTTTATCGATGGATTCGATAATTTTCAGCCTTTGCAGGCCATATCTGGCTTAAAAGCCGTCACTTCCATCCGAAAGATAACATTCCAGGATTACCTCTTTTCTGAGAAATATTATCAGCTGTACCTCATGCATAAGGAGGACAAGTTCCTTCAGCAGTTAGGATATCTTCTGTACAGGGATGAGGATGGCAAGCGTGATGACTCAGTGAATTTCACCGCAGAGGAGTTACTCGGAACTTTTTTATGGTACTCAGATTTCAAGCAAGTGGCTGCAGCCAATTTCCCTCACTTCTTCAAAAATACGAAGGAGGGCGAAGAGCCGACCATGGAGGATATCACCATGGGCATACGTGCGCAGGTCAGAGCACTCACCGATGGCGACATCACCAAGCAGCAGGCTGTCTTTGAGACCGACTGCTGGGCTGCCCTGACAGAGTTGGACGAGAAGGCGCGGGAGGCTGAGGAATACAATGAAAAAATGAAAAGCTTATGACAGAAAAACAGTTCGATGCTATCGGATATTTCAAACAGTTGACAGAGGAGAACAACACCTGCCGACTGCATAATTTTGTCGCGACGACATGCAGCGGACCAGATACCGTGCAGGGAGTGCTGCAGCAGTTTCGCACAGCCTCCAACTTCGTGATGGTCTCTGATACCGTTGACTCCAATACCCACTCTGTGGGCGATGGCTTCTTCGACCGCAACGTGTTCACGGTCTGGATTCTCGCTTCATACAAGCATGATGACATGGCAGACCGGGAGGAGAAACTGAATATCTGCAGATATATCTTCCGGCAGTTCCTCAGTCGTCTTCTGCATGACAAGGAGTATCAGAAGTTTGGTGACCAGCTGGAGTATCTCAATCTCAATCAGGTCTATTCGACAGAATTAGGGCGATACTCGATGAACGGCTGCACTGGCCTTTACTTCATGCTGACATCAGACGAGCCTACCGACTTACAATATGATGAGAGCTTATGGCAGAAGTGATAGACGAACTCCTCAAATACGAGAAGGGGTGGACGGAAAACATGGGCGACTATTGGCGCGAGCGCATGGAGCGCTTGCGCACAATAGATACAGGCGCGCTCTATTCGTCCATCAAGGGCCACCTTGAGCAAGGATCTGTCACCACCATCGAGCATATTTTCCTGCAATACGGCATCTATGTGGCTGCAGGCGTTGGGCCAGCTCATGTGTGGAAAAAATGGACAGAAGCGCAGGGAGGTGAGAAAATCATGCGTCAAAATGATGGCGACCTTGACTTCCTCAACAAGCAGTACAGAGCCGAGCATGAATTGGATACCCCCAAAAAAGTGGGTCCTGCCTGGGGCGGTCGAGTGGCAGGCGGTGTGCCAAAAGGCAGACGTGACTGGTTCTCGGCTAAATACTATGCCTCTGTCATGAAACTCAATGAGCATGAGGCTGATTTCTATGGCGAGACATACAATGGACTCATGGCTTCTGCTTTGACAGAGATATTCAAGGGCATAGGCGCAGCTCGCAACCTTTGAGTCGTATTTTTAATGATTTCATGATTTCTTATCTTTGCATAAAAAAAATATGGCAGATCAGTTAAACAAGGATAAACTTCAGCAAGACTTTGAGCAGATTCGTGACGAGCGTCGCAAGTCTGCCAATACAGCCGAGCGCATAGGCAATGCGTTTTTGTCTTTGCTTCACTTCATTACAGAGGTGGAGGACAGACGATATTTGTCCCGTGAGCATGATGATACGGCAGGTGGTCTCATCACCTTTGCCAAGGGTCTTGTCTCCAAGGCTCTCGCCAAACTCGCCTCTCTCTTCGTTTCCGGCAATACGCAGCTGGGTGAGAATGGCACTCAGACAACATTCGGCAGTTACGCACCAGATGCTTCCGGAGCATCCATTTCCGTGTCTGAGAATGGCACGTCAACGGCAGAGTTTGATTTTCTCAACATCAGACGAGCAGCCTACTTCCGTGAGATTACCATCAAGGAGTTGAAACATGTCGGTGGCGAAATGGCGCTGACTGCAGCTGCTATGGTCTGCTCCAAGGTCGAGTGGCTCAATGCTCGTGGGCGTGTCATAACGGCAGGCACACCGACCTTCTATAAGTGTTATTTCGAGACCACAGACGGCAAGCGACATATATACCAGGAGTTCGTTGTCGGAGACCAGGCACGATGCCAGCAGTTCCGCTTAGAGTCAGGTTCAGCCTCATTCGCTTCAACAAAATACTATTGGCGTCTGGTAACGGCAGTAGGGAACAACTACATCATACTTTCCAACCAGGATGGCAAATATGATGGCGATGGTGAACCTGCAGTGGGTGACAATATCGTGCAGCTGGGCTTCCAAGGGGCAATCAACCCAATCCGCACATCAGCCATCGTTCTCTCAGCCACGGCAAGCGATGCGCCATCCACAAAATATTATCAGGGCATCACATCTTTCTCACTGCAGGATTGCGAAGTCAAGGATGAGGGGTTCGAGGGCGGTCAGTTCCACTCTCGCATCTACGGCACCTACTATGTGGGTGACCGCGAACAGTCCAACTATATCTCATACGACCCGGTGACCAAGACTGCAACCTTCAAGGGCGTGGCCATCTTCGAGCCTGGTACCACGCTGCCTGACGGCACGCCCATCGAGCAACTGCAGGATCTTGGCATCAAGAGTGGCAACCTGCTCCTCAATTCCGGATTCACGGGCGACTATACGTCACAGCAGTTTGACGATAAGTCCGAAATCAGCGATGATACCGCTATATTCAGTGATTCTGCTAAATTTTGGGAGACCAAAAATGCTGAATTCATCGAGACTGATGAAAGTGCTTCTGGCCATGCTGTGACACTCACTGATGGTAGTCTTGCGCAGCAGCTCGCTGTTGACCTTGTTGCAGGTGATAAATACACTCTCTCCTTCAAGGCTTGCGGATCATCGCTCCGCTTCACTGTCGGAGGTTACAGCGAGACCATACAGCTCACAGATGAGCTGAAGAGATACTCGGTCATCTTCGTCTGCTCTGATACAGAAGACAAGCGTTTCCGCATCTTCGAGACATCAGCGACATTGATGGAGGTCACTCTCAACCAGGGCAACCTTCCTGTTCAGTGGCAGACAGCCTTTGATGATCACGACAAGGCACAGGCAAGCTTTGAGGCTTTCAAATACCTTACCTCTGCCATCACAGAGGCTAAAACTACCGTCAATGGCGGTCTTGTCATGACGCAGGACATTCGTGTTGGCCAATACCGCAACGGCAAGATGGTCAAGGAGACAGGCGGCATGAGCGGATATGCTGCTACCAGGAACTCCCCATTCATTTGGGGTGGGGGAGATATGAGACAGGCATTCTACACCATCGGCAAGTATATCAATGATCCCGGATATATGGCTACCGATGAGGAGTTGAAGAACATGTGCAGCTTCGTGCTTACCCATGGCGGTCGTGCCATCCTCAATGATATCATCCTCCATGGATATATCTATGCCAAGGGAGGTGTCCTTCAGTCAGTCCGATCACCAAACGGCAACTTCTCCATCGATGAGCAGGGCAACGTTGTATTGACGGGCAATGTAACTGCAACGTCTGGTTCTTTCGGAGGGTTCAAAATTACGGATAAGCAGATGCATTCTGAAGGGGATGGATATACTTTTGACATCTATAAAGATAGAATAGAATATTCAGATCTGAGGAACAAAAGAAAGTGGACTCTTAATTCCACAAAAGAAGATGGGCTGACGATGACAATGATGGATGAGAGTTCAGTCATGAGTTTTAAAGTGGGCCAATATGGTTACAGTAGTCAACGGAGTGTCGGAGTTGTAATCAAGGGTGACAAAAACCATGCCGTATATTCACAGAACTATTTTGGAATTTCTGTTGCCAAAAGTAGCTGTGGCTTTGAATTTGAAATCAGTGAAAATTTTGGTAATATGTGGCCAAGATCTCCTATACCTGATGCAGGTATGATATGTCAAGCTGAGAAATATCAAAAAAGACTGGTGTGGAAGATCGGAGGTTTACCAACAAGCGGAGACAATCTTGACGGAGGATCAGTCTATGTGGAGAATGGATACTTGAAGATAAAAACGATATAAATATGGAAGATCTTAACAAAGTCCCATCATCGGGAACAACTTTCGGCAATGTCGTGGAGTCCATCAACGCCAATTTCGGCTTGATACTCACCGCCATCACCGAACTGGAGCAGACCAACAAGCGAAAATACCTCTTTTCAAATGAGGCAGAGCTGAAGGCTACCTATCCTAATCCCGACAAAGGCGATTATGCTTTTGTCGGAGAGTTGGCCAATGCCATAGTCTATAAGTGTACAACTGCAGGAACCTGGACCAATACAGGCGAAAAGTGGAATGTTGGCGGCACCATCGATGTGACCGCATACGTTTCTCCTTCAGATCCGATTTCAGACCTTACGCAGCTTGTCGCTACCAAGGTGCGCATGCTGCAGAACAAGGGCGAGGTGTTCCTTCCGGCTACCTCCACCAAGGCGGTCATCGACCCAGACACCAAAAAGGTGCTCGCTGAAGAACTGACCGAAATGCGCTCCAAGGACGAAACCTTCGAGCAGCACGTTACCTCACAGGCTGGTACCAACAAGGCACTCGCAGACAATATCAGTGCGCTGGCCAAGAAGACGACAGAGCATTTCGATAAACTCGAGGGTGGCGGCATTACTGAAGATATGCTGAGTGATGGTCTGAAGGAGTCTATTCAGTCATCAGCAAGCGGCAAGGGTGGCAATACTTTCAATGTGACTGATCAGGTGCCTCTTGAGTCTGGCTTCTATACTCTCGAGACAGCCATTGCTGCCGTACCGGAGAAAAACCGCTCCAAGGGTCTCTGCATCACATTCGAGGCATCACAGGGCAAGTGGCTGACCAAGCAGTTTATCGGCACAGATACCACATCGTGGGATTCCACCGCCTCATGGGAGGACTTCGGGGGAGCCGGAACCGTCAAGCAGGTGACAGTCAACGGAGAGAAGAAAACACCGGACTCTACAGGTAATGTCGACATTAACATACCAACAGTCGAGGTCGATGAGACGCTTGATCAGGAGAGCACCAACCCTGTAGAAAACAAGGCTATAGCGGCCAAACTGAATGAGATTGAAGGCAACACCCTTTCCTCCACAGATGTCGAGGTGAGCGAGGATGGCTCGACCGTCCATGTCTCGCTGAAGAACAAAAACAACGGTGAAATCACCAGTTTTGACGTTCCTGCAGGTGGCGGTGGAGGTGGAGGTGAGACCTCAACCACCAAGATAGTTCTTTCGGCCGTTGTCAACAACAGCATTGTCAAGCGTGGTGGCAGCTCCATGCTGACTTACACATACGACCATCAGTACAGTTCTGGTGACGAGAAGGGGCAGTCAACAGGTCAGAAAGCAACCATCAAGGTGCAGATGAAGTTAGGCGCAACGACCATATATAGTGATACCATCGAGGATGTCAGCAGTGGCAGCTATCAGCTCGACCTGACCAAATATCTGCAGCTGGGCACAACTGACATCTACGTCATTGCCTCCACAACAGATCCTCTGACAGGCAAAAAGCAGACCAAGCAGGCATACACGTCCGTCAAGGCAGTCACGCTCTCGCTGGCATCATCATTCAATATTGCCGACTGCGTGGCACTCGGTGGATATGCTGCTGATGAGACGGTAAACATACCTTTTGCAGTCAGCGGATCCGGCACAAAGGTGGTGACATTATATGTCGATGGCACGCAGCGCAATGCGCAGACCGTCACCCGAAGCGGCACGACGAATAGCAGCTTCAATCTGGCGATGACTGGCTTGGAGAACGGCAGACATACTATTCAGATGGTGGCTGAGATGGAGGCAAGCCCAACGCTGACCCTGCGCTCTGACAGCATCTACTTCGATATACTGAGAGGTGCTGCCGAAGCACCCTATATCGGTGCCAAGATTACTTCTGCAGATGGCACCATCTTTACTGACGATCATCTTACGCCAACCATCAAGGCAGGGCAGTATGAGCAGATGTCATTTGAGTTCGTTGCCTATGACCCTGACACAACACCAGCTTCGATGTCTGTCTATCGAGACGATATCAGAACTCAGACGGTCAGCGTGCCACGCACTTTGCAGACATACACCAACCGCTATCTCGACCAGGGCACAATCAATATGCGCTTCGAGGCTGGCGCAACATCTTACAATTTCTTCGTAGAAGTGGAGAAAAGCAGCGTGGATATCGTTGAAATCACAGATGGCCTCCAGCTGAAACTCACCGCATCTGGCCGTGCAAGCAGCGAGGCAGATCCTGCAGTGTGGCAATATGGTGATATTACCACCCAGTTCAGCGGCTTCGACTGGTCGTCTAATGGATGGACTGGCGATGCACTGAAGCTGACCAATGGCGCCAACATTGAGATTGGCTTCAAGCCATTCTCATCTGATGCGACAAGCACAGGTGCCACCTACGAGATGGAGCTGATGTGCAGCAACGTCACAGACCGTGACGGCATCATCCTTGACTGCATGGCTGATGGAGTCGGATTCCAGATGACTACGCAGGAGGCTAAGATCCGCACGACTGCAGGCACGGAAGTGAGCACCAAGTTTGCGGCAGACATGAACTACAAGATTGCTTTCGTTGTCAGCGGCAAGGGTGGCAACAGACTCCTGCAGCTCTATGTCAACGGCATCCTGTCAAGTGCCATCCGATATGCAGCGACTGATTCCATGATACAGCAGACACCTGCTGATATACGAGTGCTATCTGATGATGCTGATGTTGAATTGCGCAATCTTCGCATATATAACCGGGCACTCAACGACGATGAGGAGCTGTCCAACTACATCGTTGACCGAAAGACGAGCGATGAGATGGTTGTCCTCTTCCAGAAGAATGCTGTCATGAATGACGAAGGCACAGATGTGGATATCGAGAAACTCAGAGCACAGGGCAAGGGCGTGATGCGCATTGTCGGTGATATCGACCTGCTCAACCAGACCAACAACAAGAAGTTCGAGATTCCTGTTGATATCTACTTCTACTCGCCATACGGCAAGCAGTATGACTTCGTCCTCAAGCAGTGCGGTCTCCGCATTCAGGGTACATCATCCACGACATACGCTCGCAAGAACTACCGCATCTACCTGAGCCGTAGCGAGAAGTATGGCACGCAGCTATTCATCAACGGTGTGCTGCAGGAGGACTTCCTTTATTCCTTCAAGCCGGGAGCAAGACCAGTTGACATATTCTGCATAAAGGCAGACTTCTGTGATTCATCGTCAACACACAATACAGGTGCGGTGCGCATCGTCAATGACGTGTTCAAGCGCTGCGGATGGCTGACACCTCCACAGGCAGCCTATAAGGGTGAGTATGACGTGCGCATTGGTGTAGATGGCTTCCCTATCGACGTATTCTGCGACCAGAATGGCGATGGCACGAATGCTTATCTCGGCAAGTACAACTTCAACAACGAGAAGTCCGGATCTGCTATTGTCTATGGATTCGAGGGCATCGAGGGCTTCAATGACGAGGCAACCTTGGCAGGTCATCGCAACAAGTGCATCTGTCTGGAGTTCCTCAATAACTCAGAGCCTATCTGTCTCTTCGGCACGGCAGATCTCGCACGCTTCGATGCTGCGCTGGAATTCCGCTTCAAGCCTGATCAGACTTGGGATTCAGCCGATCCTGAGGATAAGGCAGCCGTGCAGAGACTGTGGCAGTGGTCATTTTATAGGAGTTCCTGCTTGTAT